AACTGCACTTCTTTCAGCTAAACCACCTGGGTTTTCAACTCTAATAAAATAGTTATTAGCAATGCTTATGTCAAATGAGGCTACAACAGTATTTGAGTTAGTCTGACTAACAGCAACAGCATCATGCGCTCTTCCACTAAAGTTACTAATTGCTTGAACTAAAGGAACAGCAACATAATTACTTCCAGTTAATGTAACTTGAGTAGTGTTTGATGTACCTATAACAGATGGACTTATACTTCCTGTTCTTGGCTTAACTATAGCATCTATAGCTAACTTTCCTTGGTCACCTATAAAGTTTGCAAAATTTCTTGTTCTTACTCCCATGTGTTCTATCCTAAATATCTAATCTGTATTTCATCACCATTACTTGGAGCTGTTGTGAAGGTTAAAGTTGTACCACTTACACTATAATCTGCGGTAGGTACTAATACAACACCATTTACCATTACTAATATATCATCAACATCTCTACCACTATTTATTGTAAATGTTGTGTCAGATCCATCACCAGTTGCAGTTGCTGATGTAAATTCAGTGCTACCACTTCCACCCAAATATCTAATCTGTATTTCAGCACCATTACTTGGAGCTGTTTGAAAAGTCAATGTAGTACCACTTATAGTATAATCTGCAGTAGGTACTAATACAATACCATTAACTATGACTAATACATTATTAACCGATCTACCACTATCTATTGTAAATGTTGTATCTGATCCATCACCAGTTGCAGTTGCTGATGTAAAGGTAGTGCTACCACCACCTCCGCCACTACTTGATTCAGCTGCCCAAAACGCATTCCCTGATCCAGCACTCTTTAATACAAAGTTTGCAGTACCGGTTGATCCGTTTGCTGATATTGGCCCTGTAAACACTGGACTTGCTTTTGTTGAAAAAGTTGCTGATGCATTGGCTACTTGTAAACGATCAGATATTAATAGTCTTAATGCTGTGTTTGTAGATGTAATACCAGTTCTAGCTAAGGCATCAGTACCAGCACCACCTCCGCCTCCACCACCACCAGCTTCAGCTGCCCAAAAAGCATTACCTGATCCAGCACTTTTTAATACAAAGTTTGCTGTACCAGTTGATCCATTTGCTGATATTGGTCCTGTGAATACTGGACTTGCTTTTGTTGCAAAATTAGTTGTTACATTTGCAACTTGCATTCTATCATTAACTAACAAGTTTGTATTTGCAACTTGCATTCTATCATTAATTAGTGTTGTAGTTGCAGTTGCAAAATTTGCATCATCATTTAAAGCTGCAGCTAATTCGTTTAAAGTGTTAAGTTGTTCTGGAGCTGCATCTATTAAAGCATCAAGATCAGCTTGTACTAAACCTGAGGTAACACTAGCAGCACTACCCATGTATCCGTGAGAAGAACATTGATAAAATAAACAAGGAGTGTTAGCAGTAACAACTATTTGTGTATATGCTCCAGATGAACCTGGAGTACCGCTTGTAGTAACTCCAGTTGTAAATGCATTTGTTTTTGCGGCTTCTTTGTAAAATCTTAATGGGTGACTTGAATTGGTACTATCTGATTGATCAAATCTATATGTTTGATTTGGAACAAGAATTAAAGTAGGAGATTCTTTTCCATTCAATGAATAACCTGAGCTGGATCCAACATTATAATAAGGATGTGCAGCTGTTTTTGTTATTACTTTAGTTGTGAATAGATGATGATTATTAGCATTGACGACCACCATTGTATTGGCCTCTATTTTAGGTAACTGAATACCAGCATCACTTGCTGTTTCAACTTCCATACCACCCTCAGCAGAAGCCTTAATTGCTATGGATCCAATTGCTAAAGTATCACCACTCAAGAATAAATCTTTGAATCTCATATCTGATGTACCTAAACTATAGGTAACATTAGCTTCTGGAATTATATCTCTTGAATGAATTGTTGTTTTAGGACGTGGTCCAATACCTCCACCAGAACCACCGCTAGCTAAATTCCTTCTATTAACACTTGCACTAATATTATTTTTAAAAGATTGAAGATCTACTTCGATTTCTTTTTTGAAAGGAGCTAAGTCAACAGTTGTTCCATCTTTACCAGCTGGTCCTATTGGACCTACCGGACCAGGTTCACCCCTGTCTCCTTTATCACCTCTAGGTCCTATTTCACCTTTATCACCCTTTTGACCAATTGGACCTATTGGTCCTATAGGGCCTTGCTCTCCTAGTAAACCTCTAGGGCCTTGTAATCCAATTGGGCCTTTTGGACCTATCGGACCAGTTTCTCCTAATAAACCTCTAGGACCAATAGGTCCTGGTAGACCCATTTCACCTTTTATACCTTGTGGTCCTTGTTCACCAATTAATCCTTTTTCTCCTTTTTCACCAGGAATACCTTGACCACCTCTTGGACCTACTACTGGTCCTGTATCAATAACTTCTCCATCACTGAAGTTTAAATGTAATTTATTTTCTGTAACATATGCACCAGAGATATGTCTTCCTGGCTCACCTTTTGGTCCGATTGGACCTTTTGATTCTATTGTAACTATTCTATCAGGTCCAGCATCACCTTTATCTCCTTTAGGTCCTTTTGGACCTTGAAGGCCTTGTGGTCCAGATACTGTTTCTGTTACTACTTGTTTAGTTTGTTTAAGCTCTTCGATCTCTTCTCTGAGCTTTTTGATTTCTTTTTTTGTAAATGCTAATGCAGCTGCTAGAACTTTAGCTGAGGTTACATCACTCATCTTTTAAGCTCCCATCATCTACATCTTCCATAATTTTAGTCATCTTATCAACTAATGTTTTTTCTTCTTCAGATATAGTGTTGGCAGCTTGAAAACTTTCTTGTCGTTCTTCTGGTTCACTTTGTTGAGGTGGAGATTCTCCTTGATCATTAGGCATATCTTCATCTGGCTCTTCTCGTTCTTCAACATCCATTTGAGTATCTTCATCAGCAATTTCATCTTCAGTCATTCTCAATATATGAGATCTTACATATTGCTTACTAAAATACTTACCAACATAAGAGTCAACCTCACCCAATAGTCTTAATCTATCTCCCATTATTTCACTATATTTTAACTCTGAGAAATGGTTATCTTCTAAGAAATCATAATGAATATGTTCTCTCATCTCGTGCCATTCTTTTCTTGAAGTAACACCAGTGAGTATCAATTGTGTTTCTAAAATATTATCAAATAATTGTGTAAACCTATTTCTAAGTCTAGCTACAAACTTTGTAAACTTTAATTCGTCTCTTGTAATCTCACTAGCTCTACCTAAGTTAAAATTACTTTCTGGTTCCATTCTACTAATAGGAACATTTAATGCTTTGTATAACTTCTTCTTAAAATATTCAACATCTTCCATCTCACCTAAGTTTTGTCCACCAGGTAATGTTGTTATCTCAGTACTTCTACCACCTTCTCTTCTTGGTAACCAGAAGTCTTCTAACATAGTCATAAACTTTCTATCATCTCTTACTTCACCAGTTTGAGCATCATAAACTAATTTGTTCTTATGTTTAACCATCATATCTCTAAGATATTGTTCTGCTTTCATCTTAGGTAAGTTTCCAACATCAATATAGAATATTCTTCTTTCAGGTGCTCTAGCTAGTCTATAGATAACTGTTGCATCTTCTAACATTCTTAATTGGTTTAATGGTTTGATTGCTTTATGTAAATGTCCTAGTACCATACTCATTCTATTATCTAAAAGTCCTGTATGAACAAAGATAACACTATCTGCACTAATTTTTAAACCTTGATTTGATCTGTTAATACCTCTTGGATGGTAAATGTAATACTCAATATAACCTTTTGTTATAATGGCATTCATTTTATCATCTTTGGATTTAACTGGTTGTTTGATTTTTCTGATTTTTCTTGGATCTACTTGTCTTAATTCTTGTATTCCATCTCTAGGATTCTTTTCATCTATAACTATATGATAATATAATCTTCCATCAATATACCATCTTCTGAATACTTCATAAGCATTAGTAGTAAAGTTTAGGAGTCTCAATACTTTATCAAACTCCATTCTAATTTTATTTTTGATTGAATTGCTAACTTTTAGATCATCCAACACAATACTTACAGCTGGATCCTTTTCATTGTAAACTATAGCTTCATTTACAATATCATCAATAGCCAAATCAGCTTCTGGCTGAGTAGACATTTCTCTATATCTTGTAACTAATTGTGCTTCTGATTTAGCAGTACCTTCCATGTCCACATAGGTGCCATAGACTCCTCCAGGAGCTACTTCTAAGGCACCATCATTGTCTTGTGGTGGAACAAACGATTTTAGATTATCGCTTTTAAGTTTTTGCTCTTTTTCTTTTCGGCCTATTTGAAAGCCAAATAATTCTATTGCCATGACTACCCTTTAGTATTGTACTATAGTTCTATTTATAGGTCAATACTTTTTTTCAAATCATTTATACTAGTTGCCGCCAGCTTGACCAGTAATTCCTCCAGAAACTTCCCAATAATCGTATGTGAAAGTAACTGTGAACTCACTGACAGCATCAGCAGCCCAGTCCATCTCGATAGCAGCAACTTCTGTTGGAAATATTCCTACAAAGTTGTACACTCTTAATGGTACTCCAGTTTTACTAAACTGAGTAACTTGAGCATTCGACTTGTATAGTGTTGGTGACGAAGCACCAAAGTTTCTAAGGTTCCCTTGAAAACTATTGATTGTATTAGACCATTGTTCCATTGCATTTCTTATAGCAAAGTCTTCATCATTGATAACTGTAACAGTCCAGTCAGCAAATGTTCTGTTTCCAGCAACCCTTAATTGTCTACCAAAGTATGGTACATCATTAATTCCTAGAGTTGCAGCTGGAATCTGGGCAGCCCTTACTAAGAAGGGCACCTGAATATCAGCAGCACTGTTTGCTGGGTTTGTAATGTTGACTTGAAATAAGGATGGTCTAGCACCACCAAATTTAAGAGCACCTGCGAATAAGTTTATGTTGAAAGCCATTTTGTTTTTCTCCTACTCTTATTTATAATTAAAATTGACCAACTATTTCACTAAACTCTACGCCAGATCTCACTGCAATAAAATTAAGTTGAATAAAGTTAATTGCTCTTGCAGGTTTGATGTAAATGTCTCCAACAAACTCGTTACGATCAATAACTTCTGGTGTGTTATTAGTTTCATCACAGACTACTCTAAAGTCTTGAACACCTCTTCTTGCTTGAACATCTCTCAAGAAAGGATCAACTAGATTTACAAACTGTGATCTTGTGAAAGCATCATTGAATTCAAATAGAGTAAACTTGGCTGCTGTTGATATTGCCTTTTCAAGAACAATAAACAACCTTCTTACATTTATTCTATCAAATGCACTTGGTTTAGCTAATAATGTTTTATCACCAAACAATACTGTTCCTTGACCTGGGAATGTAGTAACTGGGTTAACTCCATTCTTATAAAGTAGATCTCTTTCAGCTTTGTTTGGATTAAAAGCTAATCTAGTAACATTTTTCATGATACCTCTATTGAACCCAGCTGGTGAATACCAAGGATCTCTAGTTAGATCTGATCTAACCATTAAACCGGCTGTATCTCCATTTGCTGGAACATATCTTTGAATGTCGTTATACTTGTCATACTGGTATTTCCAACCAGCATCCATAACAGCATAACTTGATGATGTTAGTGTATCTCTAAAAGCAACAATATCTTCAGCTTGTTTTCCTGAATAACTATCATTACCTACAACATCTCCTCTTTCTGGTGACATTACTGCAATACAATCTTTTCTTGATTCAACAATATTACCAATTATATGTTCTAATACTGTTCCGTTATTGTCTCCACCTAAAATAATAGAGACATCAACATCTTCAGCACTTTTAAACTTATTATAACCATTAATATGATCTGCATTTCTTGGAGCAGCACCATCTCTACCATATATTAAACTATCAGTAGCTGGTAGTGGGGCTCCACTAAACGAAGTTCCTCTTTTTGAACCAGAGTTTGTATGAGCATTATTATGAGCAGCCCAGAAGATATATTTTGAACTATTGTTAATTACATCTACGTAATATTGAGATGATCCATCTTCTGTTTTAGCATCTGAAGCTAAACTAACTCTTTCGAATTTTTCTAATACAGTATTTAAAGTACCAGACCATTCTCCATCTTCATCTGCTACAACAATATGAGCTTCGTCACCATTTCCTCCAGCAGTATTAGCTGAATCTGATGTTCCTGGTGCTTTATCAAAGAAACCATGGTATTCCCATCTTCTCTCTGGTGTAGCTACAGAAGCGTTATGTGAGCTGTTTGAAGAAGCAGCACCAACTGAATTACCTGTATACTTGTCTGTTAATGTAAGTGTTGTTCCACTTCCTATTGCAGCAACTTTTCTAAGTTCTTTATCAGGACC